TCTCAGGTCAAGCGATCTGAGGGCTTTTTTATTGGGGTTTATGCTGAAATATCAACGAGTTCGCAACTGTCTCCAGTACAAGCCATCGTCTGCATACTGACCGTTGTGTCCTCTTTTTCGTAGTCTGCCAGCTTCGACCAGTCAATGCGTTCAGGCATTTGACCTAGCAGCATCTGGTATTTTGAAACCTCACATTCTTGATAAGGAGCCTGTTGATAAGTATGATCATCATACGGCAAGAAAGATACGCCAGACATCTCATCAAAATTCTCATACACAAATGCGCCTACTTCAAACCACTCATCAGCCTTTACGTTGATAGTTACGCTTGGTTTATGTTCCGCAAAATGCCGTTGGTACATCAGCCACATTTCAAGCTGCTCAATAGCCGTCATATCTGCGGTGCAGACCGCTCCTTCAGGCGACTTCACAGGAAAGCTAAAGACAGTCGTTTGATCAGGCTTAAACGCCTCTGGCTCATTGGGAATGCCTTGATCTATCATAAACTGCGTTAGAGGGTCTTTATTATCACCCCTTACTGTACGGATGTAATATGGAGAGTGCCGTGCATGTATTCCACTAGCACTATCTACTAGCTGAGAAACTGTACCCGATGGTTTCACGCACGTAATAGCAGCCGACTGCTCTATGCCAAGCCTATCTGCCCACTCCTTATTAGTATCCACAGCAACCTGCTTTAGATGCTCTAAAGTCTCAGCCAAACCCTTGTTAGCAGTAGTCATAAGAGGGTTATCCATAATACCTGTCAGGCTGACGCCAAGCAGACGCTCTTCGGAAGTATTCTTCTCCCAGACCTTCCGAAGGTACGGGAACTTAGTGTAGGTGGCCTGTACGGTTCCTAAAATAGTAGCCAGCCTAACCTTACGCTCCAAGTCCTCTATAGTGTCTGTTGCCCGTACTACTACTTCACTGAGGTTGCAAAATTGTCCACCTGTACCGGCAATAGGATTACCAGTCTTGGGATCAGTTCTAGGTCCAGCTAAAATTATCTCAGAACAGGGATTAGTACCCCACTCACGATTAGGGTCACGGCGTCCATTCTTAGCAGCTTGTTTAATAGCAGCTTGCCGGTTGAAGATGCCTCTCTCCCCTGACCCGCTCTCTACTAAGGCAGTCCACTCACGCATAAAGGACATGCTGTCAGGCTTCTCTGAGTAGGCCACAGAGTTGTTTGCTAATGCTCGTTGTGGGTCATTCTCCCACCACTTACCGCTCTTGGCATGACGCATACGGTCATCTGATAGATTGCTCAGGGAAATCATTGCGGAGCGGCGTACACCGCCAACGACTACTACTTCGCCTACTTTGCACATCAGGTCATGCGCCTCAATCGAAGACAGCTTGCGACCTTGAGCATTTTTAAACGTAGTGACTGCAAAGTTAAACAGATCAACCAACGGCGCTGGGCCAGACGCCCTGCCCCCGAATGTCTTTAGTCGCGCACCAGCCGGTCTAACTTTTTCCGTATTCCATTTTGGAATTTCACCAGCCCATAGGAGAGCAAGAACTTGCCTGAAAGCCTTGGCCCAGCCTTCCTTACTATCCCTGACCATGACAATAGTATCGCTGTAGAAGAGTTGCGGAATTTCTGGGAGACTGTTGATGTATTGACGCTCGACAGAGAACCCTACCCCAGTTCCACAGAGCAGGATGAACATAGCCTCATCGAAGGCCTTCGGATCATCTACGGCTAGATAACTACAGTTGTACATGCACGTATTATCGCGGTTAGCCGCCTTCCCTGCCGTCATCATTGACCGCATACTGGGCATGACTTCTAGGCTTAGGATGGCCTGTTCTATTTCTGATGAATTAAACTCCGCACCTACTTTAGGGCGTACAATATTATCCATGTATCTAGATACTGTCTCAGACCATGTCTCTCTTCGGCCTTCTTCTTCAAGCCACCTAGCATAGCGACTGGTTGCTATGAAGGTTTGGTAGTCAGTTGGTAGTAAATTACTCATCATTGGTCTCCACTAGATCCGTAAGCGTTGGTTTTTTATAATTTGGACCCTTCTGCACTTTGCCGTCTGGTCCTTTAAGCGGCTTGCCGTCTAAGCCCAGCTTGCTCATATTGGAGCGGTGTACACGGCGAACTGCCTTGTCTAAATTCCAGCCGTATGTGGCTGCGTATCCGTAAATCACGTAGACTAAGTCAGCTAATTCCTTGAGCATGTTTTCAGGGTTATTGCCGTTGCAGCTTTCATCAAAAGCTTCACCGTATTCTTCCTGAATCATATCCCAGCGAAAATCTTCCAGCTTCTTGCTGAACTTCCACTTCTCGCCCAGTGGCTGCTCCATTCGGGATGCGAAGTCAGATACCATTTCCAGAGGCGAGGGATGCCTATGTTTATCCCAGTCATCTGGCATATTATGTAAGCCCGCCTGTGATAGTGGCTCTGCTAGTTCAGCCACAGAGTCGATGTCTTCCTGAGTGATCATTCTTCAAGCTCCTCAATCAGCCGGTCTAAATACCAGCGGGCTTTCTTGAGGTCTTCCAGAGGCTTAGACTTGTAAGGCCATCTCCACAGGTATTTAAAAGCATTCTGCCAACAGTAGGCGGCGTGAGGCTCTACATCAGCGCCCTCAACCATAGCTTCCATCGCGTCGATGCACTCTATACCCGCATTATTATAGTGAGGTGGCTTATGGACTACATCCATGATGGGCATTGGATCTTGATCAATGGGTTCACGAAGATGATCTTCGTAGGTCATTTTTTTACTGCGAGCGTTCATCAATGCACCTTCTTGCTAAAATCTATAATCTTGGCGTCAGACACTGCATCCAGAAGCTCATCATCCGGTTCGAAGACCACCTCTTCGCTCATCTCTTCTTCTAGGGCAGTTAGAATGGAACCGGTTGTGGCGAGATACTCGACACCGTTCTCCAAAATCATGCAGAGGCCGTTGGATATATCCATCATGGCTTTCACGTATTCAGGATCTAAGTCGTCGGGGATGTTTCCTTGGCTGGACAGAGTCATACTGCCATCGTCAGGGTTGAGAGTAATCATTACGTGAATACTATTTTCGGGTAGATTTACTTTTGGCACTATTTTTCCCAATCAATTTGAAGAAGTGTTCTGCGTCCATGACAGCCAAAGGTTTCTGGCGATCAGCTTTAATAATGGCGATTGGCTCCGCACCCTTCGGACAATTATCTGCCGCTTGGTCCATCACCTTGTAGATTGCGAATGATTTAAATGCCTTGCATTCTACGGAGTATGGGAACAGGCGTCTGGCGGCAGTACTCAATTGTATATCTTCGCCGCCAGCGCCCATAGAAGTGCTTCTGACATCATCTGGGAGGAGTGCTTTGGGGAAGAGAGCGAGAATTTTATCTCTGACCCATTGCTGATGTCTTCGGCCCTTCGCTTTGGCACTCTGTGGGGTTATAGCCACTTCGGGAGGTCTAGGACTGTATACTCGCCCCACCCAGTACCAAAATCTTCCTTATCACTAGCATCCTTAATGACAGCCAGTGTTCTGTGCATACGCTCTGTAGCATTTGCTAGTAGCTCTGGACTAACTACGTGCATGTGGCTTGCGTATGGAGCAGCCTTCTCCACTGCAAGGAAATGAAAGCGTTCTACTAAGATCCCAGCTAGGTTGCACACGTATAAGTAGAATGCTGCCTGTATATCGTAACTGTACTTCCAGCACTCCTGCGCAAAGCCTGTAGGGCTGGCATCTTGAGTAGTCTTAACGTCATAAACCGTACCCTCCGTAGGTATGTAGAGGTCTGGCCTTGTTTTAAGCATTAAGCCGGTACGCTCACACTCCGCAAATATAGAGACCTCATTCTTACGGTCCTTGTGCCGTAGAGCAGCTAGGCAGGTCTTATTCTTCAGGGTCTCCTGAGCCATGCGGTGTGCTACGTGATACTCTACTTCAGTAAGCACCACCTGATCATCTTCAGCATTTTCCTCAAGCTCTTTAAAGCTTTTAGACGCCCTAGTCTTCGGCCCCTTGATCACTAGGTCACGATCTTCTTCTAGAAGGAGAGCATGAACGGCAGACCCCATAGAGAAAGCAGATGTCTGCTTGCGCCTCTCGCCCTTCCAATGGGCAAGAGACTTCTTGTACACCGTCTTAACGGCGGTTGAGGATATACCACTTTGGGAGTGGTATACCTCGTTAAACATGCCTTCGACTATGCCCATTATACGCGGTAATCCGCTTCTAAGGGATTAACCTCATCCATAATTCTAGCAGCTTCAGCCTCATCAACTGCTTGCATACTCGCTTCTTTATAAGACTCCTCAATCCGCTTATTCTCAGCGGTAATTAAACCACTGACATGAGCCAGACTGTCGTAAGTAAGTTGGTCCATTGGAATTGGACTACCAAACTGCGGAGCAAAGTGCATGACGTAGTACTTTTTGCCGTATGAGTTTGTTTGCGTGTCTTTGGACAAAATGTTTTCAAAATCCCAAAGGTTCATGCCACGGGGCATCTTCTTAATTACATCATGGTAGAAGGGTCCGTAGTTCTTGCGCTTCAAAGACATAATACAAGGCTGGTTTTCAATAGTGACCTCACGGCCATCCGATGTCTTGCCTGTGTAATTAATTATACCTCGAATGATACGGTAACGGTCAATGTCCTTGTACTTTTCCTTCTCTTGGGGAGACATTTGAATAGACTGCTCATAAGTAGGCATCCCACACATAATACCGCCCAATTGATCGCGGGCTTCATCACGCTGATTTTTCACCAGCAAGGATTTGTTTACTAGGCCGTCATCACCCCAGTGCTGATACTGTATGTGATTACTAAATGCCCTGAACCTTACGTTCTCTGTGGCATAAACTTGGTCTTGTCCGGTCTTTAAATAGAACGCACCCATTGGACCCATTTCGCCATCATAATTCATCCCTACGGCAGGGATTGACGGCCCTGATGATGTAGAGGCAGCACCCAATTGTGCGCTAATTTCTTCAATCGTTAAGCTGTTATCTTGTAATACTAAGTCAGTCATACTTATTCCCTTAAAAGTGAACTTACATTATACATTAGTTAAGCGCGGTAATCAAACATATTCTTCCTGATCTAGCCAGTTTTTACCGCGACTTATTTCTATGTCGAGTGGCACAACAAGGGAGTAGCCAAACCGCTCTTTTGACTCTTCGCTGACCTTAGTCATGGCCTCTGTAAGAACTTCTCTGACCTGATCCACCTCATCAGGATGTGTATCGGACACCAAACTATCGTGTACTGTAAGTATCAGTTTTGATTGTAGTTTTCTCTCCTTAAACAGCCTAAACGCCCTGATACACGCTAATTGAACTAAGTCTGCGCTAAAGCCTTGGACTGGATAATTTAGTATCTGCGTGGCATTTGATACTCTGTCTGCTTTGGTTCTAGTGACATTCGGCCAGAAATACTGACGCCCGCTAGGTGTGGTTACTGTGCCATCTTTTAAGGTGCCATTCATTAGTGACTGATGCCAGCCGTATATACCCTCGTATATCTCATAGAAACGGCTAAAGTATGCCTTGATATGCTCAGGTTGACCGGCTCCAGTGCCTCCAAATAGGGGCTGGAAGCTGGCCCACTTATGACCCTGCCGCTCATCCTTGCTGACTTCGTTAGGCGACTTCTGTAGACAGATACTTGCAGTCTGTCTGTGGATGTCCTTACCCTCTAGTACGTCTGCCAATCCTTGACTGTCTCTCGACAACTCACACGCCGTTCTAAATTCAAGCGCGGAGTAGTCACTTTCGATCAAGAGACCGTTTGGGAACCTACTGACAAAGCACTTACGAACTGGAAAACCTCTCTTAGGCTGGTTCTGTAAGTTCAGCGACATACCGCCGCCACTCGACAGTCTACCCGTAGAGGCAATGCACTGATTGAAGTTTGCATGGAGAAACCCGCTTGCGCGAGTACCCCTCTTAATACCGGCCACAAAGCTATCCAGATAAACAGAGACCGCACTAAGGCGAGACAGCTTAGTCAGGAACTCTACGGCTGTAGCATTATCCTTGCGCTCTGCCTGTTCAATCAGACGCTGTATAGTAACCTTGTCAGACTTAAACCCGCCGATACTGGCATCGTAGGCTGTACTAGGAGCCATCTTCAGGCCAGCAACTACTCCAGTCGAGGTGTATATCGCTCCTACGCCATTACATACAGCACACCGTGACCTATTCTTATACGGATCACCCTGCACACGATACTTCTTACCTAACTTAGTCTTCGTCTTAACCTTGTACTTCTGGATAGTACCGTTACCAGCACAGTCAGGACACTGCGAGGCAGACTGCTTCATCACAACTCTGGTGGTGGTCCGTACTGCGTCCACAAACTTATTAGGATACTTGATGAACTCAAACGGCGGTCTGAGTGACTTACCGGCTTCGTTGGTTCCGATGTTAAACGTCTGCTTGTGTATGGCCTTGTCGATGACTTCCCGCGAGTAGATAACTCTGGTCATATCATCGCCAGAATTTAGATTAATAGGCGTGTCACCCATCACCTGTTCGACAATTCGCTTCAGGTCTATCTCTAGAGAGGCCTTCTCTTCGGTAAACTGCGCCTCAACTTCTGCCAGAGCATCCCTATCGATCTTGACCCCGTTCATCTCTATCTCGCAGAGAAACAACAGCATCTCATTCATAAAGGGGATGACCTTTTTAAGGCTGAGATTATGCTCACGGGCTAGGATGTCTTGCTGGGCAATATACAACTCACCACAGGCCTTAACGTCAGCCTCTGCGTACTCGACTACCACATCCAACGGCATCTCAGAAAAGCATGTGCCGCCTTTAAATAGCTCATCGACTAAGTCAGACTTCTTTAAGCTCTCAGTCTTACGCCGCAGCGCACTCTCCTTCAGACTGAGCAGTCTACGCTGGCCCTTGGCTAACAGGTACTCGGTTATCATCGTGTCTCTGACGATAGGCGGTAACTCAAAGCCCATCTCTAAAAGCCACTCAGCATCGAACTTCACGTTGTGGCATATCATGCCGTCTGCTTCAGCGAGGTGCTGCTTCAGGCGGTCTATACCATCAGGCGAGTGTAGTTCTTTGTGATGCCACAGGTCTGTGTGAACCTCATCTACAGTCTCCAGCCCAAGCCAGCCGTAGTGAGCAGACACACACCGATTGTCAGGGTTCTTAGGGCTGTTATCTATACGGCCATCTATTCGCTTAACCGTTGTCTCTAAGTCCAGTACAAGCCATTTCACCACGGTGGCTCCCCATTCTCATCCAACTCTGGACGTTTAAATGAGAGGTCACGCACTACAGGCTGTGGCTCAGGCTCAGGGTTAATTACGCCAACTTCTTCCAGAAGAAGCGCAAGGTGCGGCGGCAGATCATCACACTTCATAGCGAGAGGTCTGTGAGTTCAGGTTGCAGAGAACTGTACCGTGCCAGCCACTAATCTTATTCTTCATCACTGTGATCCATCGACTAGGATCATCAGGATTATCAGGATCATTCATTCGGCCTATGCCCAGCATGACATCACTCTCAGCGGCCTTACCCAGCTTACTGCCTTCCATCATGGACATAGTGATACGGGTCTTGCCTTCAGCTTCAGCCGATGCTTGGGATAGTCCTAGTATAGCGCAGTCAAACTTCTTAGCGGCCTCACGCAGACGGTAGTAGAGTTCTCTCAGGCGTTCATGCCCAGAGTTAAATTGCTGAGTGAGTGCAATCTTGTCGGCCATATCGACGATAACAACATCGAACTTCTTCTTATTCAGATAAGCCTCAAGCATCTGGATATCCCAGCCTTGAGCATCAACAAAGGTCAGCCTCTCCTTTATACCAGCATACCGTGCAGCGGCTCCACGGCTGTCAAAAGCAATCTCATCCTTAGTCATACCAGTGTAGGCTTGCACCGCACGTAACTTAGTACGCTTACCAATCTCTTCATTGGCTATGTAGCCCACTCTAGCACCTTGAGCGCAGAAACCTGCCGGTGCAGCACACAGACTAATAGCAAAGGCAGTCTTACCGACATTACTGTAGGCAGCTATTACACCAAACTCTCCTCTACCAATTCCGTAGACTTCTCTAGAGAGTGTGTCGATGTTGAACTTGAAACGGTTATCATTACTGACAACGGCCAGTAATTCATCGATGTCATCAGTTACTTCATCAGCAAAGTCATCAGGCATGTAGCCCTCAGAAACACGGTCTAGAAGAGACTTTAGTAAGTCCATTGCAGACGCATCACCCTCAGACATCTTTATGCCAAGGGTGGCTATGTCTAAGCCTATATGCTGACGCCACAGGTTTTCGATGACATCGACAGCCACTGCATCATCGATCACTTCGGCATTGGATACTGAATTGATTAGGTCTTGAATATCGGCTGTCCAAGCACCTGTGCTAGTAGGATTGTTGGCCTTCCAGTAGCTGAATAGCTCTAGTGGGGTGAGGTCTTTATCGAATGTATCATGCATCGATACGATGGTTGTGTAGACTTCTTTGAGTGTATCATCAAAAAGTGAGGGTCTAAGCTTTGCCTTATTTTCGCTATAGAACGAATTACTGAGGCAGCTTTTAAGCAATGATTGGTCCATTTAACTCTTTCGGCTGTTAACGTATTAATAAGATGTTATTGTAACACAGCCAATAGAATAAAAAAAGCCCCCGCCGAAGCGAGGGCCAAATTTCTTTTTCGTTTAGTTTTAGTTAGTTAGCTCGGAACTTCATCTTATTCAGATCAACGGCTCCGGGTTCACCTCGACGTTCCCTAAGCTCAACTTGATAGTGTACTACGCGTGGATTGCCCTTGCAGTAATCTGCTATCAGTTTTTCCAATGCTACTTCTTCTGCGGCGGCTTCCTTGAAGCCCCCATCGATCTGCATGTCAATAATAGCTATGCCTCTAGCTTTCATTTTACCATTCCCTTTTTTTTAACGTCTGTATTGGTATCGTAGACGAATACTTGATCTCGCAGCCGATTGCCTGCGCCTATATTAAATTATGTTAAGCGGAATGCTGGTGGAGCTAGGGGAACTATTGGGCTGCACCAAACATCTATACCCGCCCAATCAGAAGTAGTTCTGAGAACTTTCTTACTAAGTATGCGGAGATACTTTCTGTAGTGAGCGCCGTAGGACTTTTTAAGATAAGAACCTGTCCAGTGATGTGTCACAAGGCCTATATGAAGTGACCTCATAAATTCAAATTTCTCACAGTTCATTACTAAACACCTCTACAAGCTGGTTAACTGATAGGTTTTTTAAATCCTTAGAAGTAAACCTAATCAGTAAGCTTTTATCTATACTCCTGCCTATTGTTATAGCGCTAGACGAAGCATCTTTGTCAAGGACCAAATAACAAGCATCGTATTTATTTAGCGACTTTTTTAAGCAATTACTTACGCGAGTACCTAGTAAAGCTATCCCTACAAAGCCGTTAATTCTGCTCACAGAGCATGCCGAAGGAGTATCCTCTACAAGCACGGCTGTTGATCCAACACCTACGTGTATGCCCTCTTCCAGCACACCGTAAGAAAGCCACTTAGGTCCATACTTCTTTAGTGATCTACCTACAGCGCCTGTGTCTGTACAGAATAGTACTCTGTCCTCTGCCGGTGCATAGCGAACATCTATGTATCCAGTCTCATAAGCCTCTAGGCTGTTGTTCTGCTCTAGATAGTCGAGTGCTGGCTGATGATTACGGGCTGGAGTAGTGATCGAAGGGATAGGCTTTGGCTCTCTAGTCTTTTGCTGTACAGCATCTGCTAGATAATTCTTAGCGGCCTGTAGACTTCTCTTGCCTTGGTATATGCCTTTGCCATTGCATGAGGCTCTAAAGCAATACCACTTTAGCTGGCCGTCTACTTTAGAAACAGACAGCTTCTTTGGTCCACCACAGAAAGGACACTGGATTACTTTAGTGTCTCCTTCCCGTATAGGGATAGCCTTTATGACTTCTAGTTGTTCGAGGTAGGTCATTGGTCTCTCTTAGTCATTGGTTGGTAGTTGGTTTGGTATTCTGCCTCTCCAAAGAGACAGCGTCAGCTTATACAGTTATTCTCATCTGTCAACACTTAATTAGGCGCATTTAAAAACAATTAGTGTTAACAGGCATTTTGTAGATATCCCGAATTATCCAATGAAATCAATGGCTTCGGTTAATCAATTGGTCGTAGGTTCGATCCCTACCGCC